GTCGTCAATTGTCGTAATTCTTTCGTTAATAAATTGAATTTTTGTTCACCATGTAATGTCATTTCTGCTAAAGCAGTGCGAATGTTGTCTTTTAACAACTCATTTTGATCTATACAACCTTTCCGCACCCAATTTAACATCTCGTAAATTACACTTTCGTCCAATGGGGCAATCCATTTGGAAAATTCTTCATCATATACGAAAGCTCGTTTCAAAAATCCTATTTCGTTTATTTTCCGGTACTTACTAATTTTTCCTGTTTTTGATTCATCCGTGTATGTGTGACCTAACCTTCTCAATGCCTCAGTCAAAGTGAGTTGATTAAAAATCTCACTCACTTTATCTGAGATATTGAGAATGTTGTCATCACCATACACTACTAATGAAACATTTTGCTCAAATCCTATAGTACCTCCAAATGATCGTTTAATTTCGTTTGTTTGTTCGTCCATTATGTCTAAATAAGCTACTACCAGTACAAGTTGATTATAAATACTATTCAAAATTGTCGTAAATGGATTTCCAGAAGGTTGTGAATGATCTAATTGATACAAATTGTCTTTATAAACATGAACCGAATTTATTAAATGTATCCACAATGAATATCGAATTTTAAAATGTTTCTCACTGTAATTGTTATCAAAATTTTTATAAAAAGACTCAATGATATTAAAAACACGCCATAAAATTTGAGTATGAAGTGATCCATCGAAATTACTAAAATCTCCTGCTAAAACTCGTTTACCTTTACATTGTATTTTATGCACTATCTTATCCCAATCTCGACTATACACATTAGTACCAACTGCTATTCCATTAAGGTTTCGATTTTCCATTAGGAATGCAGCAAATCCTATGTAGTATTGTCTAAATAAAATAACAAAGTGCATTGGACACGCAGCAAATAAACGAGTTTTCCCTTGCAAAACTTTTTGAATTGGACGCCTTTCATCCTTCATTGTGTCAGCACAAATAACATTTGAAATACATCCAATCAAACAATTTTGCTCTAGATCTTTCACATGAGATTTTAAAAGTAGTGCATTCTCTGATGTAAAATCAAATTCATCATCACTACCTAACCACCCTTGTTTTCCCGGTTTACTGGATTGCAAACTAGGATCACTATTATAGGGATAACCAGGTGATGTTGATCTTGTAACTGCACTAATAAAAGGATGGTCTGTTCCTCGTATAGCTTCTTCATACTCGAGAACTCGAGCCAGTTCATTAACATTTGAGTTCACATAATTAAAATGCAATTTTTGCTCCAAATAATGTTCCGCTAAGTTTAAATTTTTACTATTTAACAAATTCATTGTACCACCGTACTTCTTTAAACCAAGCATCATTGGATCAAAGCTTTCATTTTTATACGTAAATGGTTGTAACTTGGCTGGCATTGTTATTGGTTCTCTTAAATAACCATACAAACGAGATTGCAAGAGAGCCGATCTACTACTCGTGCGTAGTGGATGACGAACCTTACCTAACATGTGAAAAGCACCCTCTGGCGTTTCACCATCAGGATTGACAACAAAGTTATCAATTTCAAGACGACATTGTGCTCTGTGCCCAACTTTCTTAATTAAAAGTTGAATATGTTCGTTAATTAATTCTTGAGAAACTCTAACGCAGCTGCCTTCACCAAAACCACCACTTATGTGAACACCTATAATTTTGTCATTAATGAAGTTAGATAATAAAATAAGAGGACTTCCACAATCACCCTCTTTTGTCTCTCCATTATAGACATATCCATGTCTATTTGTATATTCAGTAGAAACATCATTTTCTTC